ATGTCGCGTCGCTCGACGCCGCGCTGCAGCCGATGCAGACCGCGACCCTGACGCCGACGATCAATCAGAACACCACCATCCACGTCACCGGCACGCGCGACCCACACGCGACGGCGCAGCTGGTCGCGCGTGAGCAGAGCCGGGTCAATGCCGACTTGCTGCGCAACATGAAAAGCGCCTTCGCATGAGCGGCGCCCTGAACACGGTGCTGAGCGCCGGCGGGCTGTTCAGCGCCTCGTCCAGCACGCCGCGCAACATCGCCGTCGGCGCCGCCGAGAATATCGTTTCCGACATTTTCTTGGCGCGCTCCCGGTCGATTGGCACGATCATCCCAGACGTGATGGTCGAAGAAGACCATCACGATGCGCTGATCATCACCGAGCACCCAGTCGAGACCGGCGCCAAGATTGCCGATCATGCCTTCAAGCAGCCGGCGCGGGTGCGCTTGCGCTTCGGCTTCTCCAACAGCGGCGTGAAGATCGGCGTTGGCAGCTTGCTGAATGACCCGGTCGGCGCCATCAAGAACCAGCTGTCGACCTTCTTGCCGGCGAGCAACAGCCTGCTTGGTGGCTTCTTGCCGACCGGCGGCAGCTACGTCGACCAGGCGTATCAGAAGCTGATCGACCTGCAGAACAAGCGCGAGCCGTTTACGTTGGTAACCGGCAAGCGGCGCTACGATAACATGCTGCTCGTCGCGCTCGGGGTGACGACCGACGCCAGCAGCGAAAACGCGCTGCTGTGCTCGGCCGAATGTTGCGAAGTGCGCTTGGTTAAGACCAAGACCGTCGCTGTGCCGTCGGCCGACACGCAAGCCAATCCGGCGCAGACCGCGGCGCCGCAAGACGCCGGCGCCAAGCAGCCGCAAGCGCAGTCGCCGAGCGTGCTGTCGCGCATCGTCTCCGGGATCAAAAGCCTGTTCTGATGCCCGGGCTTTACGAGATCCCGCTGTCGCCGGCGGCGCAGTCATTCAGCGTGCAGATGAGTGGCGCCAGTTATGGCATGCTGCTGCAATGGCGCACCGGCACCGGCTGGGTGCTGGACATTGCCGATGCCAACGATGCGAGCTTGGTTGCCGGCATCCCGCTGGTTACTGGCGTCAATCTGTTGCAGCAGTATCAGTATCTCGGCTTCGGCGTCGCCTTGCTGGTCGCGACCGACGGCGACCTCGATGCGGTGCCGACTTATGACAATCTTGGCCAGCAAAGCCATCTGTATTTCTACGTGCCATGAGCGGCAGCATCGCCCCGAGCACAGCCTCGAGCAGCAGCAGCCCGACGTCGCCGGCTAAGCCAAGCAGCAGCGGCGACCGAGTTTGGCTGCGCAAGTGCTCGCTGATCGTCGGCAAGCAAACCGACGAAGGCCTCGACCTCTCGGCGCTGCGCATCCGGTTCGAGGTCTTCCAGAACATGCTCGGCACGCCGGGTCACGCCGTCATCCGGGTCTATAACCTGGCAGACGCGACGGTGAAAAAGCTGCTGGCGCAAAAGCTCGACTACCTCGACGAGCGCGGCGCGTCGCCGGGACCGCTGGTGCCGGAGTTCACCCGCGTCTGGCTGCAGGCTGGTTACGAAGGCCAAGGGCAGTTCGGGCCGATCTTCTTCGGCCAGATCAAGCAGTTCCGGCACGGGCGCGAGCCCGACAACCCGGTCGACACTTATCTCGACATTTTTGCCGCCGATACCGATCTGGCCTACAACTACAGCTTTTCGTCTGGCACTTTGAGCGCCGGTTACACGCAAGACGATCTGCGCCAGAAGCTGCTGCAAGACATGAAGCCGTTCGAGGTCACGGCCGGGCTGACGCAAGCCCAGCCGGCGCAATGGCAAAGCCCGCGCGGCCGCGCCTGCTTCGCGCTGACCCGCGACGAGATGCGGCGCTGGGCGGCGACCAACAATTTGACCTGGAGCTTTAACAACGGGCAATTGGTGACGGCGCCGAAAGACCCGCCGAGCCAGCAGAAGGCGGCGGTGGTGCTGACCTCAGAAACCGGCTTGCTCGGCTTCCCCGAACAGACCTTAGAGGGCATCGCCGTGCGCTGCCTGCTTAATCCCAAGATCACCTGGGGCAGCATCGTGCAGATCAATCAGGCGAGCATCCAGCAAGCGCTGCTGCCGGCCAGCCTGCAGGGCCAAGCGAGCTTCGTGCCGCCGGACGTCAGCAAGGACGGGTTCTACCGCGTGACCTCGGTCAACTACATCGGCGACACGCGCGGGCACCCGTGGCTGAATGAGATGCTGTGCCAGCCGCTGACCGGGCAACAATCGCTGAGCACCGCGCCGCTGCGCACCTTGCCGAACAGCAATCAGTGAATGGCCGATTTTCGCGAGCGCTTCGACGATCACGAGGAGACCCTGCGCGCCGCGCTCGAAGGTTTCCAAGCCAATCTGTGGACGGCGCTTCCCGGTATAATACAAGCATTCGATCCCGCGAAGGGGACCGTATTGGTGCAGCCCGCGTTGCAGCTGCCAGTGCGGCAGCCTGATGGCACGACCAAGAACCTGGCGCTGCCGCTGATCCCGGACGTGCCGGTGATGTTCCCGCGCGGCGGCGGCTTCACCCTGACGTTTCCTATCCAAGCGAACGACGAGTGCCTGCTGATGTTCGCGTCGCGCTGCATCGATTACTGGTGGCAACAAGGCGGGGTGCAGCTGCCGATCGACGCGCGCATGCACCATCTAAGCGACGCCTTCGCCTTCGTCGGCGTCATGTCGCAAGCCCGCTTGCTGACCAGTGGCGCGAGCGCGACGACGACGCAGCTGCGCAGCGATGACGGGGGCACGTTCGTCGAGCTGAGCGGCGGCGGCATCGTCACCGTCACCGCGCCTACCAAGATCGTCTTCAATACGCCTGAGTTGCATGTTGGCGGCAAGGTCACGACGACCGGCGACGTGACCGCGGGCACGGTCAGTCTGCAGCACCACGTTCACCAAAATACGCAGCCAGGCAGCGGCCTATCGGGCCAGCCGCAGCCGTGAGGGGGCATGCCGTTTCGCTTGTTCGAGCGCGTGCGGCTGGTGCGCGACGTGACAGTCGCCGGCGAAAGCTTGCCGCGCGGCGCACTCGGCAAAGTCATCGATGACGTGAACTGCGGCGAGGCCTACGTGGTCGCGTTCCACGTGCCACATCGTTGTGTGGCTACCATCTACGCCGATCTGCTGACGCGCACGCCACCGGTTGGATTCGAAGAAGTCTGATCTGCGCATGGAGGCACGTGATGGCAAAACTCGACGACTGGGAGCAGCTGTATCTGGCCGACTGCGCGGCGCGCGGCATAAACCTCGCTATGCTGGCGCCAGTGCTGACGCGCGACGAGCAAATTGGCATGCTCGAGGCGCGCACTGCGCAACTGTGCAAGATTATCGATTGCTACGCCGACTTGCTATCCAGCGCTGGCATGCAAACCTTGAGCGGGCTGCAGCGGCACGCGCAAGAGCTAGAGCAGCGCTTACTTGCCGTGCACGAGCAGACCCTCATGCTGGTCGAGCGCTTGCAGTCACTGGAGCGCGCCGTGACCCAGCGGCGCCTGCCGCTCGTCTTGCCTGAAAGCTGTTACCGGAAACCGGATGCGGTATAGGAAACTCGATGCAGCACACAAGTTTATATAGTATAATGCTGCGCGTAACATGTTGCAGAGGACGATATGTGCGACGACGCGCAGCAGCGCCGGTATTACGTTTATGTTTTGTTTGACTGGGACGCGACGCCGTTTTATGTTGGTAAGGGCTGTGGCAACAGGTGGCGAACGCACTTAGTCCGCATCGGTTTCGAGGTTCCTGTCGTCAAGATTGCCGAGGAGTTGACGCACCAAGAGGCTTTGGACATCGAAGCAGCCTTCATCAAAGCGATTGGGCGCGAGCCTAATGGGCCGCTGATCAATCAAAGCGACCGTGGTTATGGCGTCGCGACACACACGCCTGAAACCATTGAGGTAATTCGAGCAGCCAGCAAGTCGCGGAAGTATCCTAACCGGAAGCCGCCGAAGCCTTACAAGTTGTCTGCAGAAACGTGTAAGCAGATGCAGCAGCGAATGCTTGGAACGACACGCTCTTTGGAAGACAGGGCGAAAATAAGCGCTGGGCAGATGGGTCGTGTAGTTTCTGCCCAGACTAGAGCCAAAATTTCGCAAGCTTTGAAAGGCAGGCCAAAATCGCTTGCGCATCGAGCCAACATCTTAGCTGCAAATCAAGCGCCAGAGCGTCGAGCTAATCTGAGCGCAGCGAAAATGGGCCATGAGACTTCGCCAGAAACACGAGCGAAGATTGGCGCTAAGATGAAAGGGCGCAAGCTGATCAGCACCAACCCAAGAGTTTACGTGAATGCGGTATCGGAAGCTGACGCCTGATGGCGATTACCAGTTTGGCCACGGCCAAGCCGACTTTTACAGCGATCAGCCGGAGGCCCCGGCGCAGGCCGTCTACACGCGCTTGCGCCTGGAGCTGGGCGAGTGGTTCCTCGACACCAGCGACGGCACCGATTGGCGGGTCGAAGTCTTGGGCAAATACACCGCCTCGACCCGCGACATGGTAATCCGGGCGCGCATCTTGGGCACCCCGGGCATCTCCGAGATGGTTACTTACGCCAGCGGGTTCGATGCCAATACGCGCCAATACACGTTCACCGCGACCCTGAACACGGTCTATGGACCGGTGCGCATAGCCGAGACCTTGTAAATGGCAAGCACGCCCGTTTGCACCATCGACGCCTCGGGCATTCACGCCCCGACCTTTGCCGACGTGCTGACTTACGTGCAAGGGCTGTTTACCAGCATCTACGGCGCCGACATTTACCTCGGCAACGATAGCCAAGACGGGCAGTTCTGCGGCGCCCTAGCTTCTATGGTGCACGACGCCAACAGCATGGCCGTCGCCGCCTACAATGCCTACTCGCCGGCGACGGCGCAGGGCACCGGCCTCTCGACCGTGGTCAAGATCAACGGCCTGACCCGCTTGATCCCGACCCAGAGCACGGTCGACGTGCTGCTCACCGGGCAGGCCGGCACGATCATCAGCAACGGCGTGGTCTTCGATAGCAACCGCAACAAGTGGAACTTGCCATCGAGCGTGACCATCCCAATTGGCGGGTCGATCACGGTCACCGCGACGGCGCAAGCCGCCGGCAATATCGCCGCAGGCATCGGCACGGTGACCGGCATCGCCACCCCGACTTTGGGTTGGCAGTCAGTTACCAACGCGGCCATTGCCGTGCCGGGGTCGCCGGTCGAGAGCGACGCGGCGCTGCGCCAGCGGCAGGCTATATCGACCGCGCAGCCGTCCTTGACCGCGCTCGAAGGCTTGGTCGGCGGCGTCGCGGCGATTGCCGGGGTCACTCGTTACCAAGCCTACGAAAACGACACCAAGCTCACCGACAGCAACGGCATCCCGAGCAATAACATTGCCCTGATCGTCGAGGGCGGCGACGCGACGGCGATTGCTGCCGAGATCGCTGCCAAGAAGA